CATCCAATTCTTCCTTACACATGGATAAACGAAAACGAAGATACTTATCCATGAGTTCTTTATTACTTTTGTTTTCTTCAAACCACTGTCGTACACCAAACTTGTGATGCATCATAGCAATATCATTTGCCCAATCAGACATATAGATCTCCTGTTAAATTATAGTTCATTATACAACATTTTATTAATCTTGTAAACATCATTCTTCTTCAAGGCAAAAGCCACACCAATCATTCTTTGAAGGTCCGCCACAACTGACACATTTTTGCCATTCTTCTACAATACCTATACTGCTATTTTCAGGTAGAACATAACCCATTGCAAGTAAAAATCTTTCAAACATTTCGCAAAGTTCTGATACGGAAACATTATCCAAATCTGTTTGCATCTCAACAGTTTCTTCCAACCTTTGATTATAATGACTAAAATGTATCATTCATCTTCTTTCTTTTTAATAGACCAATTTCCATTATCCAATTCTTCCCAAATAAGTGTATCGCCTTCATCCCACCCGACCTGATTAAGAGCATCTGAAGGAAACTCAATATACAATTCCTTAGTCTTTTTGTTTTCTTGTATTTCTAGTACCCATCGGTTGTCGCTTACTTTTTTTACGCTCATTGATACTCTTCTCTATTCGTTTCCATGAATCCCATTGCGATTGTATATCGCCATAACGATACATGTTATTCCACAACTTTGTAATATTATTCCAATTTTGAATAATCAAGTTACCTTTATCGGTTTTAAGTAACCTTAGATTTGTTCCTGGGTTTTTCTTAGGACCGATAATTACAGTGTCAAGCACTTCGCCTTCAATTTCTCTAAACATAATATTATTATATCACAAATACGGATATTTGTAAACTACATTTTTTCTATTCGTTTTATATTAAATGCTATTTCATCTTTAAGTTGTAGTTTATCTTTCTTTAAGCCTTTGATATAATCGGAAGGTGCATTTTCTGCTTCAGCTGCTTCAACCATCTTATGCAAATGTTGATGTTTATCTTTCAAATGATTGACGTGATTTTGCAACTTTTCTTTGGTAATCATATATTATCTCCTATGCAAAGAAGTCTTCAAGAGAAACAGTTTCCTCAGTTGACCAACCGATAGCATCAAGTATCGGGCCAATTGGATCTAGGAATGTTTTTTCAAACTGAAGATCGTAATCAATGTATTTATGAAGCTGTAATTCTTCAGGTAAGTAATCAGGAAATGAGATTACATTTTCCTTAATAGGATTAGGTAACTTAAGGTAGCAGAACTTTATCTTTTCACCGTTTTGAATTAAGGTGTACTTTTTATCCAATCCTTTATCTTTGATACTGTGATTATACAGGATAGCACCGCGAACATGAATTGGTGTACCTTTTTTGTATACGTTAGTACGATCTTTCCACTTTGTTACTTCATTTACACCTCGAGGAAATGCAACCTGTTCAGGTGGAAGCGATGAAAAGTATTCACGGAAGTGAGCAATTGCCTTTTGTGTATTACTTTCAGAACCTGTTACGATAACTTTGAATAATGCCTTAAGAGCATCTCGGCAAGCAGATGGTGTTGATGATTTGATTGCCTCAATACCCATAATCTTTAGTTTTGGTTCGGCATATTGAACACCTTCGTTGTTATGGACATTAAGAATATATCGTTTCTTTGCAGTCCAAATACCAACATCAGCAATTGCTTCACGTGCCATTTCCATACGAGGCATATAACAATTGAATCGTTCAAATAATTCCTGATAAGATTTTTGTAACATAGGTTCAAATTGATCCGTACAAATCTTATCAATATTTTCTACTTGATTCTCTTTGATATACTTATCAACCAAAGGACCGAAGTTAACATAAACAGAATCAGTATCAATTGCAATAACATAGTCATTCTCTTTGGTACCAACGATCTTGTTCATAAAATCATTCACAGCACGTTCAGCCCAACGAATAACAGTCTGACCTGTAAGAGTGATACCTTCAGCAACACGAAGGTCAAAGTAACGGAAGTATTTGTTACCTAGAGCACCATAAAGAGAATTAAGAAGAATTTTAATTGCCATCTGTTGATTTTCATATCTAGCAATATCACGTTCTACTCGATACTTTTCAATAACATTGGATTTATCAATTGTTTCCAATTCTTGTTGTGATGCAAGCATCTTTTTCTTTACAGCTTTACGTTCATTATAATAATCCACAATGATCTTTGGCAAAACACCTTGCTTGTCTTTTTTGAAATAAACACCATTGGCAGCAAGTGCATATTCACCGGATTGCTGAGGGAGATTGTTTGCTAAGCACATATCAGGATCAAGTGTATCACGTTTACCTTCTACAATTGTTTCAGGTGACATATTCCACTGAACAATGATATTAGGATAAAGCGAATTAAGATCAAATGAAACAACCCAGTCATGTAGTCCGACCTGTGGTGGTTTTACATAACCGCCAGGATATTCTGATTTGAACTTATCTTCAGATGCAGGAATAACCACACCTTGCTTTGACAAGTCACGGTAAATGATTGAATCCCAGATTGCAGTTGTGCCAAGAGTATCGGTATAATTTACACCGCCACGATATGCCATGGTCAATGCCAAAGTAATCAAACCCATCTTATCTTCAAGACGGTCAACCAACTGAACATCTTTAATGTTATAGTCAATGAATTTTTGGAAATCGTGTTTATATAAGGAATGTAATGAAGAGAACTCTTCAAAGGAAAGTTTACGTTCACCAAGTACAACGTGACCAATATGGTCCAATTTATATGATTCTTGAGCACCATATGAATAACCAAACTTTTTGAATAATTCAAGGTAATCAAGTTGAGCAATACCGGTAACATCATAGTACTGCTGTTCACGTCCCATGGTTGTTACAGATCTTTGATTGACCAAACCCCAAGGAGACATTCTTTTGGCATAATCCTCACCGATAAATTTTGAGATACGGTTTACAAGATAAGGCATATCAAAGAAACGAGTATTCCAACCTGTGATAACATCAGGACAATGCCGATCTGAAGACCAATGTGCTAAGAAACGCAATAATAATTCTCGTTCATCTGCGCACTTTACATATACAATATCAGAAGAGTTAATACCGTCAATAACACAATCAGAAGGATTATACTCATATAGACCCCAAACGTAATAAACGTTATCAATATTATTTTTAATGGTAATAGAAATTACAGGATAGTTTGCCTCTTCAGGTGTTGGGAAACCATCATCAGATGCAACCTCAATATCAATTGTTGATACGTTAATTACATCACGGTCAAACTCAATATCTTCAGGAAACATTTCTTGAATGAAAGATGAGATAAAATTGGTTTGACCATATAAAGTTTTATCGGCACCACCAACATCACGCCATGCCTGTTGATAATCTTTTACTTCGCGCATAGTATCAAATAGCTTTGGTGATACACGAATACCGTTCATGGTATAGGCTGTACCATTAGGATCTGCTTGATACAATGTTGGTGAAAATTTGATACGATCTTCGAATCGTCGGCCATCTTTGTAACCACGATAAAGAAGTGTATTTCCGTAACGTGCTACGTTTGTATAAAATTCCAAAGGTTTACCTCCAATAACATAATATAATTATAACAAATTTTGAGTGGAAAGTAAACCACTAAACAATCAAAGATGTATTTGGAGTAATAATTTTTGAATATAAAGATTGATATTTTTTTAGCAATCCTTCAATAGGTTCAGTAACAAATAGAATTGCTTCATCTTTAATAAAGGTTTCTGATTCTCCCATTGCAGAATATGGCATCATATCCATAAGGCCAATACCTTTTTCTGTTGGAACAATCAAAGCAGGATCAGAAATACTATAGCCGCCATCTGTTTCTTTTACAGTTGCTACAACTTCTTCACCACTAATAAGTCTAAGTATTTTAATCATTATATAATCCTTAATAAAAAAGAGGGCCGAAGCCCTCATTCATTTAGTCTTTTTTAGAAACGAATGAATACATTTCTTGAGCTTTTTTCATCATATCTTCTACGGTATATGGTTTATAAGCTGCTTGTACTTGTTCTAAGGTTACTTTGCCTTGGTCGTACATGTTATTCATGAGATCCATGTTGGCTTCCCATTGTTTATCCATATACTCTTTTGCAAGTTGAACCATATCAGCACGAATTTCAAATGGATTTTTATTACTCATTTAATCACCTTCGCCATAGCCTCACCTGCAGCATTTGCAAATGTAGTGGTTTGTTTCATAGCTTCTTTGGTGAAATCAGTTTGAACTTTGATGAACTCATATAGAGGTGCACTCATTGCTTCATCTTTTACCCAGGTATCAACCCAAGTCTTTTTTGCATTTTGGACTGCATCAATCCATACGTTAGTCAAATAGTCTGTTGAGAACATTTTTCTCTCCTTTATGTGTGGTGTGATCTGAAGGGCCAGTTACCCAGCCCCTCTAAGGTTAACTACTTTTCACCTTTTATCTTTTTAAGCATCATCATGCAATTTTTTGATTCTTCATGATAGCCCATCATGGCTAAATGTGAAGCTGCTCTTGCGTATCCCACGACTTCCCCGAAGTGGCATAGTGATGCCCAAAAACCTGATAATGGATTTGCTACGTATTTAATTGCAATTGCGGTCATTATACCCATCCTTTTAAGTTTGAGTTTTCTGAAGCTTCAACACGACGCATTGTAATGTCGTCTCTAGCAATTGAGTAAATATCGCCTCTTGCAATACCAATGTCATTTAGTTCTCTATCACTTAAAGCTCTTAATTCTTTTTCTGTTGCTTTCACAGCTTGGTGATAGTCATAAGATTTTTTAAAGCTTTTCAATAGATCAAATAAGCCCTCAATTGGACTCATTAAGTAGTTGTTGAGTGTTAGTGTTAAGTGTGTCATTGTCGACCTCGTTAAATTTTCCAATATTAATTTTACGAGGACGCATTTCTTCTGGAATGACTACCTTCAGTTCGATTGCAAGGACGCCATCCACTAGATCTGCTCCGTGTACTTGTACGTATTCAGACAGCCTAAAGG